CTAATTCTCTCATAATTAAAATGTAAATCTGTTATTATATTCTCTCTCGAGCATTCTTAGATATTCTAAGTCTCTGGTCGAATGATGACAATACTTAACGAAGTCAGCTTGCTCGCCTAATTCGTCTTTCAGATCCTCAAAGTCCATTTCTTTAATTTCTTCAATTGTTCTCATAGCATTCTGTTAAATGTTTCATTAATCTATTTAAGCCGTCACAGACTCCTTTATATTCGCTTGCGGTTAAACTATCATTAACCCAATCGTTATCTTGTATTATGTCCCAGGATATTCGCTTTATTAAATCTATTGTTATTTTCATAATGCACCTTTAAGTTTATCTTCAATATAATCAGCATATACTGATTCATTTAATTTGCTAATCATATTTTTGATTTCATCTTTCTTAATTCTCTTCAGATATTTATTATCTTTTTCATCAAAACATACTTGATAAATCTCAACTTCTTTATTGGTTAAATGATATTCATACTCTTCCCAGCATTCGGTATCATATTTAAGAACACCCCAGCCAGTAAACTCAGATTGATCTAAGAAAAACTGCTCTCCATACTTACTGGAATATCTAAGTAACTGAGCAAACTTATAAGTCGGATCATCTCCTCGCTCTTTATTAAATCTATCATTAAACTCTGTTAGCCATACATAATTAGCTTCTGGGTAGCCGTCCCAATGCTTATATATCTTTGCGTAATTTACGCCCTCTATTTTTATTGTGCATCTTGTTGCCATAATTATTTTATTTTTTTGTTATCTAAATTAAGCTCATCTAATACTTTGAGCATTCCGAAGCCCTCAACTTTTTGTTTCGAGCTTCCCTTGAAAACTAAATCGTTAGCATCTTTTCTTAGTTTTTGAGATACCTGTTTTTTAGTCGTCAGGTCCAGAGTCGAAAGATCACCTCCGTCAATATATCTGTCTCCAAATATATCTTGCATTGCTTTTTTAAATTCCTGTACTTTCATATTTTAAATAATTTATTAAATTATCAATACGCTCTTCACAATTAGACAGGATCTGCTCCTTATCAATAATCACTTTATTGTTTTCATCAATTGTATAATCCACGTAAACAGGAATCTTATAATCCCCATACATTCCTACTAAAAGTTGCTTGAATTTTTTTTCGTCCATATTAATTAAATTTTATAGTTTTACCTTTTATCTTTACTTCTTTTAAAGTATTAAGATTAATCATTCTAAAAGCTTGCTTATCCATATCAAAGACTGGAAGCAGATTTTTAGTCAAAGGATCAAACGACAAACCAACGCCATTTGTTCCTTTCTTTACGCCACACCTAGCTTTTATTTTTCTAAGTGTGCCGTCCTTTTTAATAAACGTAGCCGAGAAGATTTCTCCTGACCTCGTTTCTTCAATAATGTTTTTTATGTTTTCCATACCTCAATATTATAAAACGTTTTGTAACTTTGTGTTAAGTTAATGTTAAGAAATTGTTAACTTTGGCAAACCCTACTGCGTTTAAGAGGGTACTGCGTTTAACGATAACTATGGATAAAAATACAATAAGATTATTTCAAAGCAAGAAGACAGATAATTGGCAAACTCCAAAATATTTATATGATCAACTTAATGATGAGTTTGATTTTGATTTTGACCCTTGCCCACTCAACTCAACCTTTGACGGACTTCAATGTGACTGGGGTAAAAGAAACTTTGTTAACCCACCTTACTCAAACATAAAAGCTTTCCTTGAAAAGTCTAAGCAAGAGATAGAAAAAGGTAATGCGGATCTTTGTGTCTTTCTTGTGTTTTCAAACACGGACACAAAATGGTTTCACGATTACTGCTATCATAAAGCTGAACTCAGATTTATAAAAGGAAGAGTAAAGTTTTTAAATGAAGACGGACAGAAGCTTGAGAACGCAATGAGACCAAGTATGATCGTGATATTTAGAAAGCCTATTGCGTTTAATGAAGACCCTATTGCGTTTAACGAATAGAGTAAGAACCTTTGTTAAATCCTTCGAGAGCGTATTGAGCTGCGTAGCGAATTGCATCAATACAGTGATTAAATTTATCCACAGGTTTTGTTTGACCTTTAGTAGCCCAAACATAATTATTAAGTTCCTTTATAAGTTCAGTGGAGTCAGGATCTATAATTAAGTCAAAATCCTGAAGTAAAGCAATACCGGTAAGTATAGACCCACTGCGTTTAACGGTCGGTCTTATATTAACTCCTTTAAGTTTAACTTCTTTTATTAGACGTGGTTCAGAACTATCACATATAATTAAGTGAGGACCAGCATATCTAATATTATAATCTGCAATCTGCGTTGTTGACAACCCAGCTTTGCAGTACATTACTTTACAGAATATTCTTCTACCCTTCTTATCTATACTTAATTTCATTAATACCGTTGGGTCAATACTGAATCCAAAGTCCTGACCATAATAAACATCATAGTTCTCATTGAACTCTCCTATTCTCCAGTTTCTAAAGATAACACCCTCTTGTTTCTCAAGCCAGGCTCCCATAATCTGATGGTTATATTTCTCTGGTCTTCTTCTTCTTATGTCTTGTATCTGATTTAAAAAGGACACAGACAAATTGTCTTTATTATCTAGGTAAGTTGTATGAATATATGTAATGCCTCCTTTGATACCATTGAAACCATCTGGTATATGTCTATTCTCAAAGAAACGATTATATATCCAATGTTCTTTTGTAGTCGGGTTTAATATAAGCACACACCTATTCTGTTTATTCTTAACCCTAACAGACTGATCAATCTTATCAAAGTCGTCTTCGCTTGTAAGCTCTTCCGCCTCATCTAATACAAAAGTAGTTATTGCGTTTAACGATTTAAGTGATGCAGTCTGATTACCTGAAGCTGTACGTATACCTTTAAATAATATACTGGACTTAGTTTTAATATTCGTGATCTCGTCTTTAGTTATTCTAAAGTCTTCGCTCACTCCCATCATTTCTAGCTTCTCAATAAACTCTGGAATAATAGATGAAGCAGCAGATACCATTGTATATCTGGTGAACAATATCTTGTGTCCTCTTTCATAAGTAAGTAACAACAAGAAGACATTAACAGCAAAGGACTTACCAGAACCTCTACCTCCTGTTATAATAAAATACCTTGAGTCATTTCCAAAGGCTTGATATTTGTCATTCAGTTTCGGTGTCTTCATTTCATAAAAGATATCCAGTGGGTATTCATTCTTTTTCCTGACTTGTGACCATATAAAGGTTTTTTATCAGTAAGCTTCAATATTTCTGAAACTGGAAACTGAACCTCACTCCACTTAAATATTAATGTTCCGTTTGGTTTTAAAACCCTAAAACATTCTTTGAACCCGCATTGAATTTGTTCTTTCCAATTTTCATCTAAAACTCCATATCTTTTGGTAATTTCACCTAACTTATTTCTTTTTATGTGTGGAGGGTCAAATACAATATGCCAAAAAGAATTGTCTGGCTGTTTTATATTTGTAAAGTCTCCAATAATATCAGGTTTTATTTCTAGCTTTTTGTAACCTCGAGCATTGTCATTTTCATAAACAACATCTCTTTTATCTAAAAACAAAACCCTGTCATCATTTTTATTAAACCACATACCCTTTGGTCCACAACAAACATCAAGTATTCTTTTATTCTTCTTCATCTACATCAATTGTATTATCTTCTTCTATTTGTGGAGTACCTTGAAAGAAATTCATAATAGATATATCTACATTCTCTGCTCCTTTTGTAATGTCTAAATTCTCTCCAGGTTTACCATAAACGTACTCAGCTATCATCTTTCTATCAAACTGTGAGTTCTTAGCATTCTCAGCAACCATAACCCAGAACTCTTCTTCAGATCCATAAACATCTTTTATAGCCTTTGTAGCTAATAGTTTTGACCTGACCTTCATTGCCTTATTGATTTTGGTTGGAGTGCTTAGAGAACGCCTTAAAATGGCGTCTCCTCGCTTCTGACCATTATTCTTTCTACCATCGGTAGATTTCATATATTTTCTTTCTGGTTTCTTTCTGGGCATTTCTGATCGTAAATTAATTCATATAGTTCCCAAATCTTGTCACTCCATTCTTTCTTTCCATAGAGTTCTTTTGATTCTTTTTTTTGTCCTTTATATTCAAGAACAATCCTAAACATCTTCTGCTGAGGAAGTATAGGTACTGGATAAGCTTTGTAGCCGTTATTGAAACACCAGCTAATGGCATCAAGATCATATCTAGGATTACATCTCTTTTTCTTTCTTGGCATTTAAAAAGCATCTACAGAACTAAATCCATTATATACTTTTAACCCTTTTGAGTTGTCAGGCTTACTTTCTATGTTTAATAGATTTATATATTCTACAACCTTATAAACTTTTCCGTCTGGGATCTTTGTCATTGCCTGATAAATCAAAGAAGACTTTATAATAGATAATTCATTTTTAAGGTCAACGTTTTCATTAACTATATCTACTTTAGTTTCATTGACTTCAAAAGTGTCCTGGTCAAATACTCTAGTGAAGTTATCACACAAAGCTTTTAAACCTTGATCATACATAAACACTTCTTCGATCGTACTATTCAAGGCATTAATAACAGAAGCGTGTGTTACATTAACAGACTTAGCAATGTTAACCAGACTTACTTTAGTGTACTTTTTACATAAGTAGTAGTAAGCTGCTCTAGCGTATACGTGATTTCTTTCTCTAGTTTTAGTTGTGAGATCTAGTTCAGTATAGCTCTCCACATACTTTTGTATCTGCGATATTTTCATAATAATTATTTATAAGTATAGTAAATATAAAAAAATTTGCGAATTGTTGTGCTAAATGTATTCCTAAACATTCCTCATACAATTCAAGCTCTTCAAAGAAATGTAAACCTATGTTTACTTCTTTGTCATTTGCTCCGTTAATTATGTCATTACAAGTCAACCTAAAATATAACTGAGTTACAGGATGTTTAGAATCCAAAGTATCTAATATAATTTTTAACTGCCTTCTCAACTTTTTCTTTTCCCGATTTGATAAAATGGTCATCAGCTATATCTGTCTTTACTTTTTTAGTTCGTTTATCTATAATCACAAACTCAAACTTATCTTTGTTAAATAACTCACAATATAAATAAGCTTGAATATCATAACCATAAAAATATTTATTATAATCCCAGTTGTCAATATCACTAGTAGTTTTTAAATCAATAACTCTGTCAGAGTTTAAACAGTCGGCTTTGCCTCTAAAAGGCAAGCCTTGTATGTAACCTATTGCAGGAACTTCACACTGACCGTGTTGAATTAATTCTTCAGCTCTACTATTTTGCATTATTGCTTCTCTAAGATCCTCAGCCCATAATCTATCTTTCTGAAGCATTACTTCTTTCTGGCTTGTCTCTTTTAATTCTTTGTATAGTTTATTTCTTCTTGTAGCTACATCAACAAAATCATAATACTCATCGAGTTTATCATTCTCTAATATAGTTACGTGAATTAATCTACCGTCTCTTAATGGTTTAGAATTTGGATCAAATTTGCTATCATCAAAAAGATAGTCATCAATGCCATCAACAAGTTTTTTAACAGAACTAGATGATAAACAGTTAGCACCAAGATAACCGTAGTAAAAAGAATTATCATCCATTTTATCCAGAAGATCTTTTTGCGACCAAATAGTGCCATCAAATAATTTTATATTCATTGTCTACAATATAATAAATTACTTCGTAATCATCGAACTCTGGTCTGGAAAAGTTATAATACCAAATCATAATACTGTTGCGTCTATTACGTCTAAATATGCTACTTCTTTGGCTACCCTCTTTCTGTTACTAAAATGAGTTGTAGCAGGGTTTCTGTAGTTTACTTCCCAACTAGGTTCAATTGTGTATAAATTAAAACAGTAAACATTCTTAGGTGTACTGCAAATATAAAGAGGAGTATCTCTATGTTCAGAACAAGTCTTGATCATTGCGTCATATTTCATCTTCTCTAATAATAAAGTATTATAATGTCTTGTCCTGCATTTAAGTTCTATCCTGTATTTATTGTCAACAGAATAACAATCCCACTTAGACATCTTCTTTCTGGATTGAACCAAGTCAGGAAAGTAATTTAATTTTAAATACTTGAACAGATCTTCTTCTTTATAGATAAGCCTCATATATTTTCTTCAAAGGTTTATATACATTATTTACAAAACAAGAACTACAGCTTGTTCCTTTTTGTTTAGCATTAAACACCCTGTTATATATATTTATACATTTAATAACTATAGGAGCAGGCAGTGTTCTCTTTTTACTTTTGAATAAATCGTCTAAGAATAAATACTCTTCTTCCGTCAAGCATTCTGTTTTGTTATATCTAAACAACTTATTGAGCTTATCTTTTCTTTCATCACACCCGCAATCTTCTCCTGCTAAAAACTTTACAGCTTTTTTAATTCCTGTTGCTTCAGTTATTTTTTCTATAGTGTCTCCAAGCCCTTCAGACTTATTTTCGTTTTCAGCGTCAAATTTCTTTTTCCATTCTTTGTACGCTTTTGTTCTTTTATCTTTTGGTTCTTTCATATTTTACTTTTTTAAGGTTCTGTCTATATAACTAGACTTCCTATTTGTTCTACTAAAATAATAAGTTGCTTCAAATTCATTTGAGCGAATAAATTTAATTTTCTTGTTGATTTGTGCCTTTGTTTTTCTCATTATATTTTATCATAATCTTTGTTAAAGAAATCCATAATATCTTCTCCGAACTTTTCAGATATAATCTGCTTATAATTCTTACAAGAATTAAATATGCTTGTTAAAGATATGTTTGTTTTCTTTGCTATATCTCTCATACTATAATTTGTATAATAGTATAGTCTAAAAAGTTTCTTGTCGTACCAATGCCAAGTTTCTATTTCATCTTCAATCATCTTCATTATTTTTTCATTAGCAGCTTCCATTTTTTCAACATCAATTTGATCTTCAAATGAATAACTTAAATCCGTACTATATTTAGAAGTATCAAAATTCTCATCAAATGTATCAAACTCTTTAAATTCATAAAACTGAATCTTATTCTTATCGTTCTTTAATTTATAAAATATATTTCTAAGAGTAACGTATATATATATCTTATTAATTTTTCCGTCTAACATAATCCTGGATGGATCACTAACATATTTAAGCATTCTAAAATACATTATTTGAACCATTTCTTTTGCAAGATCTTCATCTCTGCAAATAGACTTTGCAACTTTTAACCATTCTGCGTTTCTTTTAGCTAGTTGCTTTAATATCATTTTATATGATCTTTTGGATCTCTGTTTCTATTATATTGTTCTTTATACCATTTATCATTATCATTCTCTATTTCTTTCTGTAAATTAGCTAAAGCTCTCCAGGCTACTTTAGCGGAATGTCTCATACCATCATCATCAATTGTACCAGCTTGTATAAGATGTCTAGATAAAGCATCGAGCTCGTCTGTAGACTTCGCTCTATCCCAATGTAAAGGCTCTCCAGGATGATGTTGTTCATTACCAGCATAAGAAACTTTAGCTACTTCTCTTATGGCATCAGGAAAATAATTTAACACTCCTGAATAAACAGGAATCTTTTTTCTATCACTCATAACTTAATTTTATTTTAATCATATCTTCAGGTCCATAATATTTTTGTAAATCCTTAACGTGAACTATATTCTCATCTTTCTCAAATACAACACCTTCCAAAGCGTCCATAAACGCTTTGTTGATGTTATCTAATAAATCAGGTCTTCCTGATCTATATAAAAAAGTTTCTTTTTTCTTCTTGCTAAAATTAGTTGGGTATCTAAAGACGTAATGTAATTCTTCTACAGTAATTTCAGTACCTGACTTTATCATTTGAAAATCTTTTGGTAGTTGTTGTTTAGCTAAAGTTACAATATTTTTTTTAAAGTCCTTTATTCTTTTAGGAGTATAGGCAAAACCTTTTCTATATTGAACAGATTGATGAGGGGTAGGACGTACGTTAAAAGTCAAATTTATTTCCATTTTTGATGTTTAGGATGTCATCTATTTTGTCGATTAATCTTGGATAGCCTTCTGAATCAACTTCAAAGTTAAACTCCTCAAATGGAAAATTTCTACTTCTTTTACAAATTACGTTTACTATTCTATCGTCATTATCATCTAGCTTTAATTGTATTTGTGACTCTGCTTTCTTTTCTAAAAACGAACCTAAATGACCTGTGGGTTTTTCTGAATTATGATTGCTATGTATTACACAAGCAATATGTATGTTATATATTTGCGTCCATTCCATAATACTCTGAACGACTTTATTTGACTCTACAATATCATTAACATCTAAAACAAGATCTGCAACACCATCAATGATCATAAACCCTAATTGGTTGCCATATTTCTTTAAATATAAATTAATAAATTCAAGTCTATCTTTTACTGATAATACTCTTAGACCATAAGTATCATAGTTTTCATTATTGGATTTTGCCATATACAAAACCCTTTTAAATACTTTTTGTGCGTGAAACTTACCTTGCTCAGTATCAAAGTGTACTAGGTTCAAATCTCCTCTATGTCCTTGTATATCTCCTGTATATTCGGTATTGTCAGATATATAAGCAGAAGCAAGCATAGACACAAAAAAAGTCTTCTTACTTTTTGGAGGAGCTTGGATAAAACTGAAGTTTCCATATGTTCCGAGAGGAATTGGATAATAATCATTGTTTATTTTATAATGACCATAGGATATTGCCACAGGTGGATAAGTAATTGATTCCTGTGGATCTATATATACTTGGTTAGTTAGTTGTTTGAATCTTTCTTCTAATGACATTTATTAATAGGGATAAAAAAAGGTGGGCTTTTACACCCACCTTAAACAAAACACTATTGAACACTAAAAATCAACCAGTTCTTGTTTTCCTTGTTGAAGAGCGTTAGTAACCTTTCCGTCAGTCCAGACTACTTTTCCGTTACCAATATAACTTTTTGCTTCTTTTGCTTCTCTTTCTTCTTTAGATTGAGTATAGTGCAAAGAAACGTTTTGACCATATTGGTTAACTTCATCTCTTACAGTGACATCAAGATTTAGATATTGTCCTTTTGCTAATTTAGACTTATCTATTTTTTTAACGTCAATTGAAATACTTGCTATTAAAGCCATAATATAAAATTTAAGATTTAACTAATTGAACCATTGCAGCGTCTGATACAGTATACTTTTCGTTTACTATATCAATATCGCCACCATTAGATAGATATTGCTTAACCTTATTAAAGTTTGGATGTTTAGGAGTTAAGACATCTTTTGAAGTTGCCTTCTTCCCGTGATCGTTGGTTGCATCTGCATCTTTAGTGTCGTCTATTAAAAATAAACCATTAAGAGCATACTTTCTAGCATAACTAGAAGAAGCTCCATAAGATTGAGCTATATCCATTCCTTTTTTGTTTGGATCTATACCTGCCTGAGCAGTTACACTTACTGTGTTCTCGCCATCCGATATTGTTGCAGTTGCAATGCAAAATAAAGGATCGCTATTAATCTGGTCGCTTATAGTTAAAACCAATCCTTGCGATGCAAGTAAAGGTTTAACTGCTTCCAGAATGTCTTCACAACTTCTGTAATTATAATTACCGAATTTGTTTCTTTGGTTTTTAGGAGCTTTAAGTTCTTTTTGAACTTGTCCTAGTTTAGTGTATAATGATTTCATAAAAGCGAATATATAAAAAAAAATTAATTATTAATGTTTTCGCAAAATAATTTCTCTTTGTACAATGCTACCCTCACTAAACATCCCTTTAATTTAGAGATTTCCTCATCCTTTAAACACCAGATCTTATCTACTGTTTTGGATATATTAATAAAATCTTCTATGTATTGTTGTTCGTTAATGTTCATAAAACAAATATATAAATATTTTATAACAGCACAACTTTATTTGTTGTGCTGTATATTATATACTATATAATACTTTTATTATATACTATATTATATAAGTATAATATACTATATTATATATGATAATATAATATTTATTACTATATTAAAGGAAAAAAACTATGGAATTTAAAGATAAAGTAATAAAAATAGCGAATAGAAGGAATTGGAGTAAAAAGAGACGCATAGACGAGCTTTTAGAGATTGATGCTACTATGTATATGTATTTAGGCTCAACTGCCAGTAAAAGCGATAAAAAGGCGGTTAAACAGCGTTCTAGGTTTATATATAAGCTTATAAAAGATATTGATCCAAGTGAGGATATTTATTTGAAAGCAATCGACGCTTATTAAAATACCATATTGAGTCTGGCTTCATATCATCATTATCGACATATATTCTGTCGTCTGAGAAGCCTATTCTTGTAAAACCGACCTCTAAAAGGGCGGTAATCATTTTATATCTTTTTCTAGGATCTTTGCATCTTATTTCTGCAGCTCTACCAATAAGATGACTTGAGTTGTTTAGTTCTTTGGTTCTTAATTGACCGTCAGGAGAAACATATCCTTTGAGTATCTTAAACTTAATCTTAGATAGATGCCAAGCTTGATCTAACATCCATAAAAATTCCCTGTCCATATACTTATATCCAGTATCTTCATACCTTGAATAAGGACAGTTAAATTGTTCGAATGTAAGATATTTAAGAGAGGTCATTAGATAATAGGTA